CTCAGACGAAACATCCGTCTCCTTGAATAAGGTGGCTGCGGCCCTCGCAAGAGGAAACCGAGTCCAATGATGTTAATAATCTCAACGCGTGACAATAAAATTATTTATATGTTCGCAACTTGAAGATATATTAGCAGCTGTTGGTGCCATGATCTTGAGAAATCAAGGTCGGCCGTTCCTTACGTTTCTGATTAGTCAGATTCGTGGACGGTTAGGATATATGCGTCTTGGTTTTGTAAAACCTGCTATCCGTTACATGTCTTGGTGCTCATCCTTGGGCCGAAGTCAGGGTCTTAAAGGGTTAGTAATAACCTTAAAAGCTCTGAATACTTCTTTGGCTCAATCTATAGCAAGAGACTTAGATTCCTTCCCTAGCACTCCTAGAGTGCGAAGGGGGATGTTGGGACTTCCCACAGTTATACCCGTTCTTCATAGAAGACGAATAGCTGCTGGGGATATCCTTATCATACGATACTGGTTTACTTTATTTTCGATTTATCGAGTAATAGAGTTCCCAGGAAAGTTATCTTTTTCTTCAATCACCGATCCTGGTAAGAACCTTTCAGGTTTCTTACCAGACTGGTCTCGATTTTCGAGTCAGTTTTGGCGAAAACTTGTTAAATTACAAGCGGTCGATGAGGATGATTTAAAATCACCTCTAACGACGTTAGCCACATTTCGAGTGTCACCTTTTCTCATCCCGCGGACAACTCCAACGGCTGATTTATATCTGTCTACGTCTCCATTTGGAATAATTCGTACAGCTATAGCCTGGTCCCGTTCGGACCTGTTTCCAATCTTTAGAGATTGGTTACAGCTAACGCGAAATACTAGATTCTTAAATTGGTTAGAAGACTTTAGTAAAGTAGCTCCGACACTTGTGTCGGAAGACGCGTTATTAACGCGTGATTCCATCGGTAAATTAGGTTTAAAAGATGAACCTGCGGGTAAAATCCGTGTGTTTGCTATGGTAGACTGTTTCACGCAATGGGCAATGAAGCCATTGCATGATTACCTGTTCGAGATCTTGAAGGTAATCCCTCAAGATGGAACATTCGATCAACTTGCTCCTATTAACCTTTTACAGGCTAAAGGACACAGACGCTTTTGGTCTTTAGACCTAAGCTCTGCCACGGATCGTTTACCTATTCTCATCCAAGCTACCCTCCTAAGTCGGTTGATTACCGCTCATGGGGCGAATCTCTGGATGAGTTTGATGGTGGGACGTTCGTATGATTTACCTAGACGGGCCATTGGTCCGGACGATGATGGTGATCGATTTATACGATACGCAGTTGGGCAACCTATGGGTGCTTTAACATCGTGGGCAATGCTTGCTTTGACCCATCATGCTATAGTGCAGATGGCAGCAGCATTGTCTGGGCGGACTTCAGGCGATTCCTGGTTTGAGGATTATGCTCTCTTAGGAGATGACATAGTTATAGCTGACCGGCTAGTAGCCGATACCTATCTGAAAATTATGTCAGGTCTAGGGGTTGGTATCCAACTCTCGAAATCTGTACATGATTCCTCAGGTCGAGGGGTCCTTGAATTTGCTAAACGAGTCTACTACGGAGGTTTCTCTGTAGGACCGTTAGCTCTTCTCGAGGTTCTCTCTGCTGCCGGTTCATTGCCGGCATGGCTGGAATTGGTACGTAAGTATCAACTAACCTTATCTCAAGGTTTAGCTCTCTTGGGATTTGGTTACCGATCCATTTCTAGGATTAACCAGTCATGGTCAGTGTTGCCACGTCGCCTTCAGGGATATGTAGTTTCGTACTACGGACCTGGAGGACCTGGGTTCGAAGGAGACATTCTTAATTGGATGGCCTCTGGTGGTCCAGACTTTAAGTACCCAGATTTAATTTGGGTTAAAGATCTGGCTGCGTCAATTAGACAACGGGTAATAGATTTATTACCACGTGCTAAAGCCTTGACCAAATTGGTTGAGGTGGATAGAACTAGGGCTCATTATGGAACCACTAAATATGAATCGTGGCAATTGCCTAAGTTCTTATTTGTTGGGGACCCTATGTATTCAGGGTCATTATGGCCTCGGGCGGTACGAGCCAATCCGGATGCAATCTGGATGACTCGGGACCCGGGAACTCTATCTCAAGATCAATTACGATCTTTGATGAGTATGATTGAATTTTGCTATCGAGATTCTTTCTTTGACCTACATAGTGAACTACGTGGACTTGAACGGGATTTAACTTCTTT